ACTCGAACAGGACCTCGGCCTCTACGCTTGGACCTCATGCCCCATCATCGAAAATAAACTCAAAGAAGACGACGCGTGGACCGCGGCCTACGTGCCATGGGAAGACCGACGCATTCTGCAAGACAACTGCTAAAGGAGAACATCATGGTAAAACTCAAACACATTAAAAAAGATCAAGGCGGACCACCCGACTACTATTACGTCATGCCTAACGGCGACCGCATCGACATCTCCGTCTCACGATACCCAGACGGGAACCGATACACTTGCGCTTTGCCCACGCCCCACGGCGTTCAAACATTCTACAAAATGACGCACCTCAAAGATTACCTCTTCGAACACTTCGAAGCCGACTAACCCGTACTCTTCTTCGAAACGACTTAACTTTTGAAAAAATTAGGTCTTGACTTTATCGCATACATCTGATAGTATGGTCTTGTCGATGGGATGAGCCCATCGGCTGGGGCGGGCAAGCCCCAACGCTATTTGACAATGGACCACGGTCCTACATACTACGGAGGTTCACCATGAGTGAAACCAAACCTAACCCTGTTTTCGTTTACAACGATGGAGGCCGAAAGGCCGCAGGCTATAAAGGTAGCGCAGGAGACTGCGTTTGCCGAGCCATCGCCATCGCAGCGCAACGCCCATACCAAGAAGTCTACGACAGATTGGCAGAAGGCAACGCAACACAACGTAAATCAAAACACTCGGGCAAACGGTCACGATCCGCTCGCAACGGCATTAACACCCAACGCAAATGGTTCAAAGACTATATGCTCGAACTTGGTTTCATCTGGACCCCCACCATGCAAATCGGCAGTGGGTGCCAAACCCACCTCACCGCCGACGAGTTGCCAACAGGCCGTCTGGTCTGCAATGTCTCCCGACATTACGTGGCAGTAATTGATGGTGTCATCAACGACACATACAATTGCTCCCGTAAAGGCAAACGATGCGTGTACGGGTACTGGATGATGAACGCCTAACAACACAAGGCTCGCGGTCCAATGCTCACGGATCGCGGGTCTTTTTTTATGGTCACATCCTTTATATAGGATTTGAAATATAAAAAATATTTTTTCACTAAAATATGCCGTAACCGGTGTAACCGTGTAACTTTGGGCAAATTCTCTTTTATATATATAGACTTAGACAGTTACATAAGTGAAAAACAAATATGTAACGTAACCAGAGTTTATGTAACCTTTAAATCAAAAAGTGCGTTAAGCGGCCTCAGAAATTTTTTTTCAAAAAAATATTTTTCTGGCTATATATAAAGGAAAGCGCTATTTTAAGAAAACTATCGTTAATTAACTAGGCTTGAACATGGCAAAGAAACCACTTCCAAAATCTGTACCGGTCAAGAAAAAAAGGGGCGTGGGGCAGCCCAGAGCAACAAAGGATCGACCGCTAACACGGAAGCAGGAACTTTTTGTAAAAGAGTTGGTTTCTAAAGACGGCCAGATTACAATGCGTGAAGCAGCAATTAACGCAGGATATCCTGCGGGGTCTGCACATACCCGAGCATACGAGATGACAAACCCACATATCTGTCCCCACGTGGTGGCAGCTATTAAAGCATATCGTGATGAGCTCGACGAAAAGTATGGCATTAATTATCGAAGACATATCCGTGATCTGCAAACGATACGTGATATGGCTTTGCAGAACGGGGCTTACTCGGCAGCCGTTCAAGCGGAGTATAGACGGGGGCAAGCACAAGGCGACATCTATGTCAGCAAGAGCGAGATACGTCACGGCAGCATTGACTCTATGAGCAAAGAAGACGTGATGAAGGCGCTAGAGGAGATTAAACAGACTTATGCCCCAGTCACTATCGACATTACTCCCGAAGGAGAGGACAATTCCCAGAACCGCGCAAAAGCGCGAAGCCGCATTGTGGCAACAGATGAAGAAGGGGATGGAGAAGAGTTCGAGGAAGATCACCGCAACACGGCTTGAAACGTGGGCAATGCCCGGGGTGCCGGATGTTTTGTTGTGTGATGAGCTTGGACAGTTTCACTTTGTAGAATTAAAGGCGACGGCCGGACGGGCTGTTGATTTGCGCCCGCATCAAGTCGCATGGCTTTCAAAGCACAGCCATGCAAGCACGTGGGTTTTGGTTAAAAAACTCAAGACAAAGCGCGAGCCCGAGCAATTGTTTTTGTTTAAAGGTGAAGACGCAATGGACCTGAAGCTGGAGGGTTTGAAAGTTGATCCGTTATATCACGCCAATAACACTTTTGATTGGCCGGAAATAATTGACTTGATTTGTCCCAGATGATCGCATAACATCGCATACATAACGAAACTATGGAGAATGTTATGGGCGACATAAAATTACCACTTAACCAAGAACAGCTTGAAAACTTTATCTTGCACCACATTTATTTGTGGTCAAAAGAATATGTTGATTTAAACGGCGGAAAAACAAACGACGCAATCCCGCCTTTAGACGAAGTTATGGATCAAGAGTTCGGTTCCTTTTATATTGGTTTGGCGGACAAATTTAGAAAAGACGTTTTGCCAAAGTTTGAGGCGGCCGCGTAAATGTTTTTAATGACTTGGCTTGCAAAATTATGGCACGGTCCCGAACGCTGGGAGGAATATGAGCGCAAGCGAAAACAGCCCCGCATGAAAACGCGACCGCGACGACGTAAATAAACAAAAAATTAACCCGCTTGACCGCGGGTTTTTTTACGTGTTATATATGCGACTTATCTTATACTACGGAGGGCAAACCATGTTAAAGACAGTAGAAACCAGCCGCGCCAAAAAAACTAAGGGCATTGCGGTAACTTATAGAGCGGGCAGCGGGGAAAAATACGCGACTTGTCCCAGCGATTGCAAAATGAATTGCAGCGGTAAAGGCACCAAAACAATAGACTGGGAATATTTTGACGCGTTGCTTGATGCGGTGCCGCGCAAGGGTGTATCGTTTACTTATTCGCATTTTGATCCAAACGTTTATGGTTGGGGCAAAAAATTAAAGGCGGGAAAAACCGTCATAAACTTTTCAACTGAAGACTTAGGGGCGGCAGCCGCGTCAATTTGGAACGGCGTTCCGTCGGTTGCAGTCGTGCCCGAAAGTTTTTGGCATGGCCGCAAAACGGCCGCGCCGCATGGCAAAACAATTGTGCGTTGCCCCGCGGAATATCGCGACGGGTTTAGCTGCGCGGATTGTGGAAACGGCGACCCTTTATGCGCTCGCCTTGAACGCAATTTTATTATTGGCTTTACAGCGCACGGACCCAGCAAACGAAAAGCCGCCGATCCGGAAACCCGCGGGGGCTGTTATGCGGATGCAGGCAATTGCCGTATATGGTGGGAAGAAACCGCAAACGCATCGCAACCAGATGAAACCGACGCGGAAAAGATAAAACGTTTTGCAAAAGCATTGCCGCCGCGGTCAATTATCCGGCACCATGTTGCGGGCGATATCGGGGCCGAATAACTTTTTCAAAAATTAGCTTGCATTTATATGCGAGTTTATGCGATGTTATCGGGGCGGGACAATCCTGCCCCGTTTTAATTTGTCTTAACTACGGAGAATTTAGACATGACTTATCAAACAAACGCCTTCGCGCATGGCATCGGAAACAGCGCAGTATCTTCACAATGGTTTTCACGCCCCGACGATCAAAAGTTTTTGTCGCTTGATGCAATGCTAAACTTTAAAAAGACGGACGCCCGCCAGATGACAAGCCGCACCGTTGACACGCACAAGATCAAAATTGTGGGAGACGTTGACCCCGAAAACCCCAGCCGCGGCGATATCTTTATTGAATACACCGATGACGACCGGCGCGAGCATTTAAACACCCCAACCAATTGGAGCTTTGGACAATTGTCCCAACTTGCGGGGGCACCGTCAGGTTATTTGCGAGACTTACCCGCACCCATTGCGGCGGACTGTATTCAATGGGGTTTGAAACATAACCGCGGCAAAGAATTGATTAAAGTTTTCGGGCAACAAAACGAGGGCGGCGAACTGCGAGCGGCAACCGGTCCCGATTATGGCCGCATTTATGACTGGGAAATTTTAGAACCAATCAAACAATTGGTTGACGCATCCGGCGGACAATGGAAAATCCCGGGCATGATGACCGGCAGCCGCAACGGTCTGGCCGTTTATGATCCAGACGTGCCGGTAAGTTTGGAAACGACTACCTTGTTTGCATCCGACCGCGACGTATTTGTTTTCCTAGTAGATGACCGCAACCCAATCGAAGTGGGCAAGCTTGCGAACGGCGAGCCCGATTTGATGTTTAGGGGGTTTTACGCATGGAACAGCGAAACGGGGAGCAAAACCGCGGGCATTGCTGCAATGTATTTGCGCGGCGTTTGTATGAACCGCAATTTATGGGGCGTTGAAAATTTCCATGAAATTAAAATCCGGCATACAAAATTTGCGCCGGACCGTTTCGCAGCGGAGGCCCGCCCCGCGTTGCAATCATTTGCGCAGGGAGCGACGTCTACTTTTGTTGAGGGCGTACAGGCAGCCAAAGCGGCTAAGATAGCCGCAGACGATGACGAGCGGCTTGACTTCCTAACAAAACGAGCAGGCTTGTCTGGGCGCATGGCGAGAGCAGCAAACGCCCGCCACCTTGCGGAGGAAGGCCGCCCCGTTGAAACGGTTTGGGATGCAGCGCAGGCAATAACCGCCATTGCGCGAGACGTGCCACATCAGGACAGCCGCATTGAAGTGGAGCGGAAAGCGGGCGCAATTCTCGACAAAGTGGCCGCATAAATAACCGCGCCGCCGTAGTAACTGGCCCGCCATTGCGCGGGCCTTTTTTATTGGGGGCTTTACTTTTTGTTAAATTATCTCATAATATCGCATAGCGGCGGGCAAGCCGCTCTAACTTTAACCAAACTACGGAGGCCAAAAAATGGCACAATCACTATTTGCAGAAAACTTTAGACCCTCAGACATTTTACTTGATCGGGTTTTGAACCCGTTGCGCGATCCGGATATTGGATCATTTAAACCGGCGGACATTATCGAAGCTTGCGGAATAATTCCGGATTTCTTTTGCGCCGCTTGTTTGACGCTGGAAAGCTTAGAGCACCCGATGCAACTTGAAGACATAGCCCACCAAATGGATGAGGCTTATCAATATGGCGGGTTTGGGAAATACCCATGGAAGGGCACTGTTGAGCATGACGGCCGCTATATTTCAGACAGTGAAGACCCCGATTTGTTGCCGCTTGCACGTTTTCAATATGCGGGGTTTTCCTGTTTTGTTTACGATTACGGCGTGACCGCAATCATGGACAACATGACCGGCCGCGCCATGGTTGCGCGGTTTGATTAAAACACCCGCACACAAGCAGCGAGGGCGGCCCCAGTGGCCGCCTTTTTTGTTTCTCTTTACATTATATTAAATTACCGCATATTATCGCATAGCGGCGGGCAAGCCGCATTTAACCAAACTACGGAGGGCGCAAGCCATGATTGAACTAAAAACAAACCCCGACTATTTGCACAGATTAGCGAGCGATACCATTGAGGCGGGCCGCGATATGACCGGCCAAGATATAAACGACGCCGCACAAGATATTAAAAATTTGCGCGATTACGCCGAAAGCCTTGAACGCACCTCGCAACAGATGAGCGGCGAAATTAACAGCATACGCACCCAGCGCGACGAAGCAGCCGCCGCCTTGCTTGCAATCATCCGGCCCGAATTGCAAAAGCTTATTGAGCAGGAATTAAAAGACGGCCCTACGATTGACGATTTAAACGACCGCATAGCCGACATTGACGACCGGCTGGAGCGAGTAGAAGACCCCGCCGACACGATCCGCGACGAGGTGCGCGACATGGTGAGAGACGGCGAAATAATCGTAACCGTTGACCTAGCCTAAACAGCCAGCAACACCGACAAACGACCGAGGGCGGCCCCAGTGGCCGCCTTTTCTTTTGCGCAGTGCTCAACAGTTAAACAAGGCGGGCCCCGCCCCGCGCACCCTTGCCAAAACCTACCGGCCGCGCCCCGAGGGCCGAGGGCCGAGCCCAGCCCGCCGCAGTTATCGCACCGGCAGCCGCCGCCCAGAACCGCGCCGCAGCTGCACGACGCAACGCCGCCGGACCGCGAACCGCGAGCACCGGCCCGCATTTAATTATTACCGGCTGGACCGCCCGCAACCCGTCGCTTGCGCCCAGCGGGCAAAAGTTAATTATTTACTGGGTTGAGCACCGCGCCCCAACCGCCAAACCCCACAAAATAAGGGCAGGGGCCCCCGCATATCGGGTCAAAAGCCGCGATTTTTGGCCGAAAATCCGCGCAAAATCGACCGCGGCCCCGCCGCCTCGTACCGAAGGCTAGGGCCATGTTTCTCACAAATATTACAGCGTTATTTGCTACGGGTACTAACTGTTGTATATTAACGCTTATAATCGCATATATATTGTGCTATGTTTCACGTGAAACATTTTGCGTAAACTGCGTGTCAAAAGTTACAGGGGCCCCTATGAATGTAGCCATGAACCCGGCACTAGATGAGAAAAGATTGAAGCTTGAGCTCCGGCTCGCGCAGCTTGAAAAGAACGAGAAGTGCCAAGAAGATTTTTTAACTTTTGTAAAAACAGTTTGGCCCGATTTTATCGCGGGCCGTCATCACCGGATCATTGCTGAAAAGCTGGAAAGGGTGGCCCGTGGTGAGTTAAAGCGTTTGATAATTAACATGGCCCCGCGGCACACGAAGAGTGAGTTTGCGTCTTTTTTGTTTCCTGCTTGGTTCATGGGCCGTGATCCGAAAAAGAAGATTATTCAGGCGACCCACACGACGGAATTGGCTGTTGGTTTTGGTCGTAAGACGAAGAATTTATTGGAGAGTGATGAGTATAAAGAGATATTTCCGGAGGTTAAACTTGCTGTTGATTCGAAGGCATCTGGACGTTGGGACACGAAGAAGGGTGGTATGTATTATGCAGTGGGCGTTGGTAGTAATTTGGCTGGTCGTGGCGGTGACTTGGTAATTATTGATGACCCTCATTCTGAGCAGACGGCTATGAGTAATAGTGGTTTTGACGATGCTTGGGATTGGTATACTGGGGGCCCCCGACAACGTTTACAGCCGGGTGGTAGTATTGTTTTGGTTCAGACGCGTTGGTCTGAGAAGGACATGACGGGTCAGTTATTGAGGGCGATGGCTAAAGACCCGTTAGCGGATCAGTGGGAGGTTGTTGAGTTACCGGCTATTTTTGAGGATGGGACTCCGTGTTGGCCTGAGTTTTGGAGTTTGGAAGATTTAACCGCGGTCCGCGCATCTATTCCACCGGGCAAGTGGAACGCGCAGTATCAGCAAAATCCTACTGGTGAGGAGAATGCGATTATTCCGCGAGAGTGGTGGCGGACGTGGGAGAAGGATCGGGTTCCGCAGTTGGAGTATGTTATTCAGAGTTATGATACGGCGTTTAGCAAGCGGGAGACTGCGGATTATTCAGCTATTACGACTTGGGGTGTATTTTATCCGAACGAGGGTGGTAGTGGTCCGAATTTAATATTGTTGGATAGTAAGAAGGGTCGTTGGGATTTTCCTGAGTTAAAGAATTTGGCTTTGGAGGAGTATCAGTTTTGGGACCCCGACACGGTAATTGTTGAGGCGAAGGCGAGTGGTATGCCTTTGACGCAGGAGTTGAGGCAGATGGGTATTCCGGTGGTGAATTTTACACCAAGTCGTGGTAATGATAAGGTGACGCGGGTTCACAGTGTGTCGCCGTTGTTTGAGGCTGGCATGGTTTGGGCCCCTGATGAGACGTTTGCGGATGAGATGATTGAGGAGGTCGCGGCGTTTCCGAATGGGGAGTATGATGATTTGGTTGATAGTATGACACAGGCATTAATGCGATATCGTCAAGGAAATTTTGTGCAGTTGCCAACAGATGACTGGGAAGATGATGAAAACTCTGCTAGAGTGAGGGCATATTATTAGATCGGGAAGGTTTTTTGATGTCTTATGGTAGGTCGGCGGTAAATTTAGGCGCGGGGGCCCCGGACGCTTATTACATGCAGGAGGGCGGCGATCCTTTTGGGATGCCATTGACTGAGACATCACCGGGCAGTGTTCCGGAATATTTGTATGATTTACAGGTTTCGGGTGAGTCTCCTTTGCCGGATGGCACGTTTGTTGAGAACCCGGAAGATTTGGAGGGTGGTTTATCTTCGGTTATTTATGATCGGTTGATGGGCGACAATGTAACTCGGGATGTGCGTGAGAGTGCTAGGGTTGGCGGTACGCGGACCGAGGCTCTTTATGGGTCTGACCCGAGTTTTATGCAGACATTGATTGAGGAATATAATTATCCTGCGGTTTTTGACGAGGAGTTGGGTGAGCTTGTTATTCCGACGGATCGGACGGAGTTTACGGAGGCGGAGCGTCATGCTCGGCCGGGTGGTGAGAAGTATTTACCGACGTATCCTGAGTTAGAGGATGCTCGGGCTCATATGTTGGGCACGGCATTGACGTCTGCGGAGTATGGTCCGGAGACGGCTATGAAGGCGGGTAATTTTGGCGAGTTCATGGATCGGTTTGCGCCGTTTCCGTTTGGCGGTCAGAATGCGGAAGATGTGGCTATGGACAAGCGCAACAACGCTGTTGGTGCGATTTTGTTTAAGCAGGCGGGTATTAATGCTACGCCGGAGCAATTAACGCGTATGGTTGACGCGGAAGTATTTAAGCAACTAGAGAAGATTATGGGTCGTTCTGAGGATGAGCGGAGTTTTACGTCGCCGCGTGGTGGCCCTGACCTTTTCTTTAATCGCGATGAGCGCGGTTTTTTTGATACGACTAGGAACATACTTGGCGCGGGTCGTCCGTATCGTTATTAGCGTATTTAGGAGAAATACATGGCTGAAGAAAAAAATGGTTACCAAAGTAGTTTGATGGACACGGGTGTTCCGTCGCAGCTTGATGAGGATGTTTTACGTGATGAGTTGGAGATTGAGTTACCGGATTCTCAAAACATTGTTGAGGCTAATATTGAAGCGGCGAATGTTGGTGAGATAGAAATTAACCCTACGGAAGATGGTGGGGTTGAGATTGATTTTGAGCCGCAGGATCAGCGCGGCATGTCGGAAGATTTTTATTCTAATTTGGCGGAAGAGATGCCGGACCGCGAGTTGTCGCGTGTGGCTAATGAGCTTTTAGAAGAGTACGATGCTAACAAGGCGAGCCGTCAGGAGTGGGAAGATGCTTATTCCAACGGTTTAGATTTGCTTGGGTTTACCTACGAGGAGCGGACGCAGCCATTCCGCGGAGCCTCTGGTGTGACTCATCCATTGCTTGCCGAGGCGGCGACACAGTTTCAGGCGCAGGCTTTTAATGAATTATTGCCTGCATCGGGTCCCGTTCGTACTGTTGTTATGGGCAAGGAAACGAAGTCTAAGTACGATCAATCGAAGCGCGTTCAGCAATTTATGAATTATTACATTACGAGTGTAATGGATGATTATACGCCGGACATGGACCAGATGTTGTTTTATTTACCTTTGGCGGGTTCGACGTTTAAGAAGACTTATTTTGATGAGACGATGGGTCGTGCGGTATCGAAGTTTGTACCGGCGGAAAACTTGGTTGTGCCGTATGAGACGTCTGATTTGGACACATGTCCGAATATTACGCAGGCTGTTCGCATGTCGCTCAACGATTTACGCAAGCGTCAGATATCTGGTTTTTACTTGGATATTGAGGTTTTGCCATCTCAGCGCGAGTTAAACGAGGTTGAGAGCGAGCTTGATCGCATTGACGGCATGGAGCCCAATCAGCTTGATTATGACTGCACCCTTTTGGAATGCCATGTGGATTTGGATTTGGAGGGGTACGAGGAGCTTGACGAAGACGGCGAGCCAACGGGTATTAAGGTCCCTTACATTGTCACTTTGTCTTTGGACAACGGTCAGGTGTTGTCGATCCGCCGCAACTACTACGAGGATGATCCAGACAAGAAGAAAATACAATACTTTACGCATTTTAAGTTTTTGCCCGGTTTTGGTTTTTATGGTTTGGGCTTGATACACACGATTGGCGGTCTTTCCCGGACCGCCACGGCGGCACTGCGACAGTTGATCGACGCTGGTACGTTGTCCAATCTCCCAGCGGGTTTCAAGGCCCGCGGACTACGGATCAGGGATGATGACGATCCATTGCAGCCGGGTGAGTTTCGCGACGTTGACGCGCCCGGTGGGGCTATTCGAGATAGCCTTATGCCGCTGCCTTTTAAGGGTCCAGATCAAACGCTATTTAACTTGCTTGGTTTTGTTGTTCAGGCGGGTCAGCGGTTCGCGACCATTACGGATTTGAAGGTTGGCGACGGCAACCAGTCCGCGGCCGTCGGCACAACTATAGCTATGATGGAGCAGGGGACACGCGTTATGAGCGCGGTTCACAAGCGTTTACACTACGCGATGCGTCAGGAATTTAAAATTCTTGCTCGGGTTATGTCAGAAAGCTTGCCGCAGGAATATCCTTACTCTGTAGCGGGCGGTGACGCAACAATCATGCGCGACGACTTTGATGACCGCGTAGACGTCATTCCGGTCAGCAATCCGAACGTATTTAGTCAGTCTCAGCGCATTGTTTTGGCTCAGACCAAGTTGCAATTGGCGGCGCAGGCCCCTGAGTTGCATAATATGAATGAAGTTTTCCGGGATATGTACGAAGCGATGGGTGTTTCGGACGTTGATCGTATTATGAAAACGCTGCCTTCGGACAATCCGGAGCCGATTGATCCGGCGCAAGAGAACATAAATGCGCTTGATACGTTGCCGTTGAAGGCTTTTGAGGGTCAAAACCACCAAGCACACATTACGGCGCATATGATTTTTGGTTCTACGCCTATGGTTGCGCAGATGCCGAAGGTCGCCATGGATTTGCAGAAGCATATTATGGAGCATGTGCAGATTGCGGCAAAAGAACAGGCGGCGGTTGCTTATTTGCAACAGGTTCAGCAACAAGGCGGTCAGCCCGCATCGGACGAACAGATGCTGGAAGTGGAGCGCATGACGGCGCAGTTTGTGGCAGAGGGTTTGCAGCAAGTAAAAGATTTGTCTGCACAAATGTCTGGTCAGGGTCCCGACCCGCTTGTTCAACTCAAAGAGGCAGAGTTGCAGCAAAAAGCGGCCGAGGCACAAGCAGACGATCAATTGGACCAGCAAAAGTTGCAGTTGGACGCGCAAAACCAAGCGATGCGGTCTTCGCAATTCCAGCAACGTTTGCAATCTCAAGAGCGCCAGACGGCGGCTCGTATCGACGCTGCGCGTGAGCGTGAGCTATTGAAACTTAGAAGCGGAGGTAATTCCTAATGAAAAATCGTAAGATCAAAGTAGATGGTGCCGCACCATCAAACCCGCCAAAAGCGGTTGAGTATGCGGAAATCAAAGGCCAAGGCCGTGTGCCGTATGGCAAGTCTGTTGATGTGAAGGTCCCTACGACCATGAAGCGCATGACGGCTCGCGGTATGGGTGCTGCGGTTAAAGGCGGGGGCTACATGGGGTGTGAGTAATGCCTCTGAAGTCTGGTAAAAGTAACAAAACTAAGAGCGCCAACATCAAGAAGCTGATGGATGAGGGTTATGAGCAGAACCAAGCGGTTGCCATAGCTCTTTCCAAGGCTGGCGAAACGCCTGCAAAACGCATGGCGCGTGGTGGCGTGGTGAAGGGTTTTAGCCCGATAGCGCGTCCGCAAAAGTTCCGCGGCGTTTTTTGACATAGCTCCCAACTTAACTTTATGATAAATTAAGTCATAATTTTAAGGGGGCAGCATGTATGATTGATCCCATTACAGCGGTCGGGGTGGCTACTTCGGCATTTAACGCGATTAAGCAAGGCATTGCTGTCGGTCGTGATTTGCAGGATATGGGTGGACAGCTTTCCCAGTGGGGTAAGGCGTTTTCCGATTTTAACTACGCGGAAGAAAAAAGTAAAAACCCTCCTTGGTATAAATTTAAAGGCTCCGATGAAGAAACTGCATTGCAAATTTTTGCGCAGAAAAAAAAGATGGAGACTATGCGCAAAGACATTAAGGCTTTTATTTCTTGGAATTACGGCCCGTCTGCGTGGGAAGAAGTGTTGGCGATAGAAGCCAAGATGCGCAAGCAACGCAAAGACGAACTTTACCGAAAAGAAGAATTAAAGCGACAGATTATTGAATGGGTTGTTGGCATATTAGCCGCAGTGATTGGTATTGCTGTAATGGGTTTTATACTTTGGTTAATCGGTAAAGGCCAAGGTCGATGGTAAATGCGACTGGTGCAAACAGGTAGATTGCGATGGATAGTGTACGACGAGCGAGGCAAGATTGTGATTATAACACACCATCGTAAAATTGCAGAATGGGTTATAGAAAGGGGCGGTTGTGGCTGACGGTCTTACTGGAGTTGGTAATATGCCCTTTGACGTGGGCAGTGACATACACGCCCAAACGAGGGCCCGTGAGCGCATAGAAACGCATTTGGTGGAGCAGAGGGTGGAAAAATCTCATAGGGCCAATCACGCGCACTTAGAGGCGCTACAGAAGCAAAGATTGGACTTAATGGAAAGTTATGATAGATTTGGGCGCAAGACCGCGGCGGATAGGCCGCAAGGAACAAAGTTAAATATAGAGGTGTAATATGGTTCAGCTTACAGCTAATGCTATAGATCAGTTGAAAATACTGCCACGTCTAGCTTTCCTCTGTCAAATTATTCTTACTTGGAAAGTTTGTTTGTGGTTTATGACTTTGCCCGATCCCACAACACAGCAAAGCGCATTCGTATCGCTCGTTACTGCGATGCTTTCAGCTTCGTTTGCATTGTGGTTGGGCAAAGAAGCTAAAACAGATAGGAGCGCATAATGTTACAAGCATTAATAGGTCCTATTGGAAATCTTGCTTCTTCTTGGTTGCAGGGTAAAGCAGATGCAGCCAGCGCAGCCGCCAACCTCAAACTTGTAGAGGCGGAAGCGAAAGCGACCATAATGAAAAGTGCCGCTACGAGCGAGGCGGAGTGGGAGCGCCTTATGGCGGAAGGAACTCAAAATTCGTGGAAGGACGAATATTTGGTTCTGCTTTTCAGTATTCCTCTCATCCTTTCATTCTTGCCATTCGAATGGGCAAAGGAAGCCGTGACAGATGGCTTTGCAGCCTTGGAACAAATGCCCCAGTGGTACAGCTATACGTTAGGTGTAATCGTAGCTAGTAGCTTTGCCGTGAGGTCCGCCACTAAATTCTTCGGTAAAAAATAATGGAAATGTGGCAGTGGATAATGCTGTTTAGCGCGGTAAGTCTTAACACGCTGGTAAATTGCTGGCGTTTATACTTGGAGATGAAAAAATGAGTGCAGCAATGAAGGCGTTGCAGGAACGTTGTGGTGTGACCGCAGATGGAGCTTTTGGCCCCAATACTGCAAGAGCAATCGCAAAGCATTACGAGTTATCCCCAGAACGAGCGGCTCACCTACTAGGACAGTCAGCCCACGAAAGTGGATACTTTAAACATACAGAAGAAAACCTGAACTATTCAGAGGACGCTTTGAACCGTGTGTTTCGTCGTTACTTTGGAGAAGGTAAAGAGGATGCATCCAAGTATGCTCGAAACCCGCAAAAGATTGCTAACTATGTTTACATGGATGAGCACAGATCAAAAGGTGGGGCTCTCGGAAATGTTGAGGACAATGACGGCTGGGCATTCCGAGGCCGCGGATTTTTACAATGCACCGGCCGTACAAACTACCGAAAGTTTGCATCTGAAATGAGGTTGCCAGACGTAATGAAAGACCCTGATCTTGTAGCTACAGAGTATGCGTTTGAAAGCGCATATTGGTTTTTTAAACGCAATGGTCTTTTTAAGATTGCAGATAAAGGCGTTAATGACGAAGTAATTACTGAAGTGACCCGAAAGGTAAACGGTGGAACACACGGGTTGGATGACCGGCTAGAAAAAACAAAGAAAATCTACAGTTGGCTGGTATAATCTCGCATAAAGTTATATTTTGTCCTAGTAAATCTTATACCCTTTTGCTAAGATTGGTTAAATAGACCACTTGCGAGGAATATATGACCGAAATATCACTGGCCGAAGCGTTTTTTCGTATAATACGAGAACGTCGTGAAGGCTGTAAAGACTTTATGGTTAATGGAAACGTTAAGTCTATGGAGCATTATCGTGAGCTCATGGGTAACTTAGAGGCCCTAAATCACGTGGAACAGGAACTCAAGGGCCTGCTAGAGAAACAGGAGCTATTTAATGACTGAAAGCGCAAAGATTGACCTGACTGCGGCGGCAGAAGCTGTGGCAGAAATGTCAAACGAAAATAAAAGCGAAAGCAATTTAGCGGACGCTTATGTAGAAAAACCAGTTCTTAACCCAGATGCAATTGGATCAAGTCTACTGGAACGGATGCCGGAACCTACGGGTTGGCGCATTTTAATTCTCCCATATCAAGGACAAGCTAAAACGGCGGGAGGTATTTTTATCCCCGACGAAGTTAAAGAGCGTAGTCAAGTGTCTACCCAAGTTGGTTATGTCCTTAAAACCGGACCCTTGGCATACAAGGATACCGAGAAATTTCCATCAGGACCGTGGTGCGCGGAAAAGCAATGGGTGATGTTTGCCCGTTATGCGGGGTCGCGTTTCCAGATTGATGGGGGAGAGGTTAGGATTCTCAATGACGATGAGATTTTAGCCACAATTTTAAGTCCAGAAGACATTCATCATTTGTAAGAGGTAAGAAATGGCAGAAGAACAACAAGTTGAGCTTGATCTTGAAGGCGACGACGCCGAAGTAGAGGTTGAAGCGACGTCGGCGGAAGAAACGGTAGAGGCGTCCGACTCGGACGATCAGTTTCAAAAGGCGGAAGACGCCACGCAGAAACGTATTAATCGTTTAACCAAGAAGATGCGCGAGGCCGAAAGGCAGCGCGAAGAAGCTTTGCGGTATGCACAGAATGTGCAGCAAGAGGCCCAGAAGATTAAAACCCGTATGGATACTTTGGACACGAATTATGTGTCAGAGTATGAAAACCGTGTTTCCAGTCAAATGAGCCAAGCAGAGTCTGAATTGTCTCGGGCTATTGAAATGGGTGATGCGGCGGCGACGGTCGAAGCGCAACGCAAAGTTACGACTTTGGCTATTCAAGCGGATCGTGCAGCGCAGGCAAAAGCGCAACAGGAGCGTTACAAGCAGCAACAACAGGCTGCGGCACAATATCAAGCGCAACAACCAATGCCCGCTCAACAGCCTCGAAAGCCCGACCCTAAAGCAGAGCAATGGGCTTTGAAAAACACGTGGTTTGGTCAAGACGAAGCCATGACGTATGCAGCTTTTGGAATACACAAAAAGCTGGTGGAAGACGAAGGGTTTGACCCGAACGGCGAAGAATACTATAATGAACTTGACCGTCGCATAGCTGATAAGTTTGGCGGCGCGGCAAAAAGCTCTAACAAACGACCCGCTCAGACGGTTGCTGGAGCTTCAAGAAATGTTTCTGGGCGCAGTGGGAAAAAGGTTCGACTCACCCCGAGCCAAGTCGCTATCGCGAAGAAATTGGGTGTGCCGCTAGAAGAATATGCGAAATACGTGAAGGAGTAAGAGCATGACAGAACAAACCATAGATCGAACTTCTCGCGCAAACAAAACTCGGGAGAAACAGGCTGTTCGTAAGCCTTGGGCTCCCCCGTCAATGTTAGATGCACCGCCTGCACCGGATGGTTTTAAGCATCGTTGGATACGCGCAGAAACGCGTGGTTTTGACGATACGAAAAACATTAGCGCCAAGATGCGCGAAGGTTGGGAATTGGTCCGTAAGGACGAATATCCGGACTTTGAGGCCCCGGTAGTTGAATCAGGTAAATATCAAGGTGTGTTTGGAGTAGGCGGACTGCTTCTCGCACGGATACCGTTAGAGACAGTGGCTGAAAGAACTGATTACTTTAATCAACGTAGTCACGACCAGATGCAAGCTGTTGACCACGACATGATGCGTGAGAATGCACATTCAACCATGAGGATCAGCAATGCTGATCGTCAATCTCGTGTAACCTTCGGTGGCCCCAAGAAATAGGGCTACCCCAATAGGAGAAAAATCTAATGGCTAATCAAGAAACAGCCTATGGTCTTCGTCCTATCGGGCTTGTTGGTAGTGGTGCAAATTCAACTGGGGTAACTCAGTACGAAATCGCTTCCAACAACACTAATGCGATTTATCAATATGCTATCTGTGTGCCTTTGGCCGCAGGGGTTATTGATCAAGCCGGTGCTACTTCTGGTGGTACTACGCAAGCACTTGGTGTCCTGATGGGCGTTGAATACGTTGATTCGGTTTCGAAAAAACCGGTCTTCATTAACTACTGGCCCGGTTCCGGCTCAGTCAGCGTTGACACAAACCACCCTGTAAAGGCGTTTGTGGCTGATAACCCGAACCAACTCTTTAAAGTAGCTTCTGACGCTTCTTTGACTGATCGTGCAACTGCACTTGCAACTGTCTTTGCGAACGCTTCGCTTGGTACATCTGCTCGTACAGGTTCGACAGACACAGGTTCGTCAAACTCTGCTTTGAGTGTATCGTCTGTAAATACGACGGCGACTTTGCCGCTTCGCATTGTAGGCATCATGGACGACGAAGCTAATAGCGATTTTACCGCAGCCGGTATTCCGCTTATCGTTCGTCTGAACGCACACTTTAACGCTGGAACCCGTCGGTTTGATTCTCAAACCACCGCGGATTCCACCGGCATATAAGGAGGGCTTAAATAATGGCTATCTCTCGCGCACAATTAGCGAAAGAGCTGGAACCCGGCCTTAATGCCTTGTTCGGGCTCGAATATAACCGATACGAGAATGAACATGGCGAAATCTTCGAAGAAGAAAGCTCAGATAGAGCATTCGAAGAGGAAGTTATGCTCGGGGGTTTTGGAACAGCGCCAGTTAAAGGTGAAGGCACAGGCATCAGCTTTGACGACGCACAAGAAACCTACACTGCTCGTTATACTCACGAAACTATCGCGCTTGCGTTTTCGATCACAGAAGAGGCTGTTGAAGACAACCTTTATGATCGTTTGGCATCACGCTACACTAAAGCCTTGGCTCGTTCCATGGCTCAAACCAAGCAGATTAAAGCTGCGGCTATCTTGAACAACGCGTTCACAGCCGGTGCTTCTGCAATTGGTGACGGTGCAGCGTTGTGTTCTGCGGCTCACCCGTCACTATCGGGTAATCAGACAAACTTGCTTGGAACAGCGGCTGATCTTAACGAAACATCGTTGGAACAGATGCTGATTGACATTGCGGGTCTGACTGACGAGCGTGGTCTGAAGATTGCTGTACGCGGCATGAAGCTTATTATTCCAAAAGAGCTTCAGTTCATTGCAGAGCGGGTTATTAACTCTAATCTGCGTCCGGGCACAGCGGACAACGACACAAACGCGATGAAATCAATGGGTATGTTGCCTGAAGGTGCAGTGGTTAACCACTTCCTTACAGACACAGACGCGTTCTTCATCAAAACTGATGCGCCAAACGGTTTCAAATACTTTAACCGTTCACCAATCAAAACAGCGATGGAAGGCGACTTCGACACTGGCAACATGCGCTTTAAAGCACGTGAACGCTATAGCTTCGGAGTTTCTGACTGGCGTTGTGTTTTTGGTACTCCCGGCGCGTAAGTTGTGGTACAATGAGGACGGTAATTCATTTACCTCCTCCCTGATGACTGGGGCAACTTCGGTTGCCCCTTTCTTTTTGCAGTTTTTAATGTATAGTAAAGTTATCCCTGACAGTCGCATTGGGCGACTGACTTAACCCAAGACAGGAGTATAACATGGGTACAACTACTTTTTCTGGTCCGATTAAAGCCGGAACCATCAAAGAAACTACGGGTACAACCCTTGGTTCAAACATCAAAAACACCGGTAATGTGGTAATGTCTCAGACATTTGCAGCAGATTTATCGGGTGGTGCATTAGCGGCGTCTGTAACAGATGTTGTTATTCCCGCAAATTCTCAAATCATTGATTGTGTGATCGACGTTATTACCGCGGCAAGCGGAGCTACCAACTTGAGCGTTGGAGATACTGTCGGCGGTGCAACTTCAATCTTAAACACCTTTGCTATTGGAACTACTGCGGGTCGTAAGTATCCCACTACTCAAGCAGGGGCGGCTTTGGCATGGGAAGACACGGGCACAGCGGACATTCGTCTGACTGTAACAAACTCCGCCGCAACCTCCGCGGGTGAAGTTCGTGTTACTATTCTGTACGCTCAGAATAATAACCTTGCTTAAAGGAGGCTTGAATGGCTAATTCAGACGTAAAAACAAAACGTCTGACGGGAACGGGTGCGGCCTCAGTAGGCCGTGCCAGATTACGTCAGATACAGGTATTAACCGCGGCCGGTGCGGGTCGTTTAACTTTGACAGATGGAAGCGGCGGCGCAACCGTTTTAGACATAGATTTTTCTGCTTCTGAAACACATTCAGTAAACATTCCGGATGAAGGTGTTTTGTTTGCAAGCGATATTCACGTAGGTACAGCAACAAACGTGACCGCTATGACTATTTTTTATAGTTAGGAAGTTCCATGGCTACAACAAAAGATGTTGAAAGACTACCTAGTGGCCGAATAAAATATCGGGGCGAAACCTTTGCCGGATTTAATAAACCCAAGCGCACTCCCGGAAAAACCAAGAAAAGTGCCGTTTTGGCAAAAAAAGGCTCTGAAGTTAAATTGGTTCGGTTCGGGGACCCTAAGATGTCTATCAAGAAAGACCAGCCGGGAAGACGTAAAAACTTTCGTGCACGACACAATTGTGACACGGCAAAAGACAAATTTTCGGCCAGATACTGGTCCTGTAAGGCGTGGTAGTATGAAGGTCGAAGAGGTTTTAAAACTCCTTGAAAAGCATGAAGCAGAATGCAACGAGCGGTATCAAAAGATTGACAGGCAGCTTGATAAACTTGACATGCGCTTATGGGGTATTGCTCTTTTGATTATAGCAACCGCAATAGCAGGGAAGCTTTTATAATGGCATATTCGAGAAAATCTAAAGGCGCTTCCAAAAAAAGTAAGGGAAGTAAAATATGCCCAGAGGGAAAAGCGTGGGCGCAACGGACTTTTGATACATACCCCAGCGCGTATGCAAACTTAGCCGCTAGTAAATATTGTAAGGACCCTAATTACGCTAAAAAATCCAAGGGCGGAAAACGAAAGGGTAAATAATGGGCAAATTGCAAGATTGGCTAGATGAGGATTGGGTCAGAATTGACA